TAATTTGTTTTGTTTATTTAGACTATTTTTATATATTTTGAAAAAACTACTATAACATATTAATTTCACATATGATTTTTCCCATTTCTTTAAAATTATCATCATTTCTCACATATATAGGACAATCTTTTTTATCATCAATAAGAAAAATTTCTCCTCTATTAGAGATTTTCTTAGTAGCCATAATCCAATTTTTATTAAAATAAAACACTCCTTTTTCATTATTTTTTACTTCAGAGTCTTTATTTATAATAGTTATTTTATTTTCTCTATCTTTTACTCCAATTATTCTATCATTTTTAATATTTTCATTTATTGGTAAAAAAATACTAAATTCACCTGAGTTTGAAACATCAGAAAAATCACTTAACGCAATAGATAAAGAAGAATATACTTTTATTTGTTGACTATTATTCAATTTTAAATCTGTTGGATAAATTTTTATATCCTCTGTACTTTCACTTATAAAATGTGAAGTATGATCTTCATTGATATTAAAATTATCATTTCTGTCTTTTTTTGGAAGGTATCCAATTTTTTTATAAACTTCAACAATATCAAAATCATAGATATTTGCAAGATGGCTTAATAATATTGGATTAGGTAATTTCCTTTCAGCATTTTCAATTCTTTGTATATCACTTTTTTCAGTAATTAAGCCTCTTGATTTTAATTTTAACCTTAACTCTTCAAGTGTATATCCTTTTTCTTTTCTCTTTTCAGCTAAGAAATTTCCTAACTCTATCATTTTTTTTTCATTTAATTTCATAAAGCACCTCCTCAAAAAAAATTTATAAGTTATTATATAATTTTTTTTACAAAAAAAATATAGTTTTTTAGCAATTAAAAAAAAAGAGTTGCTTTTTAACTACAAAAATGATATAAATATTTTAAGTTGTTAAAAAGCTACAAATAATATAATATAGTTTTTTAACAAATTTAAAGGAGTTGAGAAGTTTGGAAATTTTAGGTTATCTTATTCTAATATTTTTATTTTCATTAGTTTTTAATTTTTTTATATTTATCATTTCATTAGTTTTTTTAATAAAGTATTTTATTAATTAAGTCAGGAGGAAATATGCTATTAACTATCATTTTATGTACTTTAACTACTTCAATTTTTAATGGAATTTTTTATTTTTTAGTTTCTTTTTTTCTTTTAAAAAAAATGAAAGCAGCTTTAAAAGAGACTGCTAGAGCTTTGGAAAAGTTAAAAAATATAGAAAAAGATAATTAAGTTTATTTATCATCTTTATCAATAATAAGAGAAAGACATATTCCGATCAAAGCAAGGATAGCTTCTTTTCTAGCTAAGACCCATATTCCTGCTTCTCCAAAATGCTCTTTTATAAAAATAGGAAGTTGATTAATCCATTCTTTTTTAAATATTAATAAAAGATAAAAAAAAACTGAAATAAGGGCTATAATTTCATTTTTAGATAACATTTTATTATAGTTTTTAGCATCTTCCTCAATAGAATTAAAATCATCAATGGAAGAAAAATTTTCAATATCTTCTTTTGTTAAAGTTTCTTCAATATCCTCTGAAATTGAATTTAATAATTCTATTGTTTCATTTTCTTTTTTATCTTCATTGGTTCTAAAAGAAGATTGAGAAAAAAATTTAAAATAATTTTTATTAATAATATCTATTTTAGTAAAAGTATTTTGCAATTCTGATATGAGATTAAAATCAAAAGCTGAAGTAAATTGATTATGAAAATTTGTTATTTCTAAAACTGCTTTTTGAAGAGCAGTAGTATCTATTTTAGGAATATTTAGTTTTAATTTTTCTATAGTATCATAAGGAATTCTTTGAATTTGTTTTATTTTTTCTAGTGTACCAATATTAATAAAAGATATTTGTGGTTTGATAGAGGAAATAAATTTAAGTTGAGCCTTAGATAAACTACTTATTTTTTTAATTTTTACTAATTCTTCTTTAGAAAATTTATAGGACATAAAAAATCAACTCCTTAAATAAAAAATAATCTTTGAATAGCATGGCTCACAAACTGCTTCCCCAAGCATTCAATACTTGTGGGCTGTGCTATTGAAAGATTGATAAAAAGATAGCAACAAGATTTTGATATTCTTGTCGCTATAAATATTAATTAATAAATATCTTTCAATTCTTTTATTTTTAAATCTTCTAATTTTTTATTACCTGCTATGTATGAATCAATAGCTGATAACTGTTCCTTTGAAAAGTTATTATTCCAAGAGAAAAAATTAGCAGATTTTACAATATCATTATTGTATTGAATAAATAAAATACCCAAAATTTGGCAATTTTCATTTAAAATATAGTACTGAGATTCTTTTGTTTCATTATTGATTTCAGCTGGTTCACCAAGTTTTTCTTTAACTTGTGATAATGACATACCTTCTTTTATTGGAGATATATTAGAAATTAAATTTATTCCTAAATGTCCAACTATATTTTTATTTAAAGTTAAATCCATAGTTGGAATATTGTTGTAATGAAGAACTAATCTAAAATCTGAGTTATCGCTTTTTGTAAATAAACATAAAGAATTATAGTCAGTTTCATTTCTTTTTTCAGATGTATCTGTTAAAGGAAATTTAAAATTAATAAAATAATTTTGATAATTTGGATATTTTTTAGCAATATCTTCAGCTATTAGTTTCATTTCATCAAAAGTTGGAATTTCGCCATTAACGAAATCTAAAGGTACATCTCCTTGAAGTTTAACGGTTTTAATATTTTGCTCTATCATAAAGTCATAATTTAGTGTTTTTGACTGTGATGTTTCTGTTGTTGTATTGGTTGCTGTAGAACTGTTTTCATTTTTTTCACTTCCACAGGCAACTAATAAAGATAAAAGTACAAAAAATATAAATTTTTTTTTCATAATAAACCCCCTCTAAAATAATAAAATCTCAATCTTTGAGTAGTACGGTTCATAAGTGACTTTCCCCAAAGTTCATTAAGACTTATGGACTATACTACTAAAAGATTGATTAATCTTGTGTATTGTCTGGGACATACTCAATTAAATCTTGAGTATTACATTCAAGTAATTTACAGAACTTATCAAGATGCTCTGGATTAATCCTTGTTATAGTACCATGAAAATATTTTCCCATAACAGTTGGAGTAATTCCAACATATTGACTGACTGTTTTTTGTGAAAGTCTTTTTTCAGCCATTCTAATATGAATTTTAAATTTAATCATAATATAACCCCCTTATTAATGTTATTTGTTTTATTATAACAGATATTTAAAAACATTTAAAGTAGTAAAAATAATTTTAAAAGTTATTTTTTAACTTGACAAATAATTTTAAATGTTTTATTATAACTATATAAGTTATTAAATAACTTTTATAAGATTAAAATATTTTTAAAAATTATCTAAAATGTTTAAAAAATTTTTAAAATATTTAAACAAAAATTAAAAATTAATTTAGGAGGAATATAGAAAATGATTTATTAGGTTGAAAAAGAATTAAAGAGCAGGTTCTTGGATTATACATACTTTCTAGTAAAGAACATTAAATATTAGGGAGGTTATAAAAATGGAGAATGAGTTTAAAGAAGCTGCTTTAAGTTTTTTGGAGGGATTATTGGATTCAGGAAAGATAGAGTCAAAATCAAAAAAAGAAATAGAAGACTTGTATGAAAAATTACAAAAATCTAATATTTCTGAAGAATTGCAACATTCAATTTTTAAGACAATAGAGATTTTAAAAAAAGAATATTTTGATTTTGGTTTTATTGCCTACAAAAATTTTAAAGAGTAAAACAAAAAAGGGACACCGACCAAGACACCCCTTTTTCAAACCAACTTGATTTATTTAAAATCAAATATCTAAGTGTTTTTATTATAGCATAATTATTATAAAATTACAAGATATTTTCTGTATTCCCAAAAGAATGGGAGGAAGATTTATGAAACTAACAGAACTACAAGAACTAATTGAAAAATTTGGAGATGTGAAACTTTTAGAAATCACAGAAGAACTTAAAAAACTAGGCTATTCTTGCAAGATAGCAGGTGAAATAAATGCCTAAAAAGATACAAATAGTATATGAAACTTTTAGAACAATTTATATTGTTACCAATGCTGATAAAACTATCCTTTCAGCTTTTACTTCGGAAGAAGAAGCAAAAAAAGAAGTTGATTTAAAATATTCAATTCTTCCAGAAAAATTTAACATAGAACCTTGTGTGTTAAATATTGATGCTGAATTTGTAAAAGAGATTAAAAAAAGATTTTAAGGAGTGTGAAATGGAAAAAGACTTGTATTTTAAAGATAAAGAAGCTAAATATATTTTTTACTTGGTAGAAATAGGTGGAAGAATCCAAATGGATCTATTAGGGATAAAAAGAATCCATTACATAAATAAAGATATAGCTAAAAGCTGGTATGAAGAAATAAAAAATAAAATAATGGATTCTAAGCATCCAAAATTAATGGAAGCAATGAAAGAACTTGAAAAATTGTATAAAGGAATGAAGTAATTTGTAAATGGAGCAGTTAATTTAATTGGAGAAAATAACAAGCCTGCTCGAACTTGTTGAATGTGGGTTCAAGTCCCACACTGCTCTCCAGCAAATAAAGAAAGGATAATATCATGAAAAGTAGAGAATATATTGAAAATAAAATAAAACAACTTGAAGATTTAAGAAAAGAACTTCTAATAGAATACCAAGAAAAAATGAATAATGGTAATAATGATGAAGTTCTATGGGAATATATAAGCAATAAAAATATAGAAATTTGGACTTTAAAGGACATATTAAAAGATTAAAAAATAAGGAGCTGGATAAAATGCAAGAAAAAACATTTAAGCAGTTATTGATGTCCAGTAACTATTACACATTAAATAAGCAAATTGTTAAAGAACTTGGTATAGAATCAGCCTTCCTACTAACAATTCTTATAGAAGCATCTGACGGACTAGCAGATAATGAGGGGTGGTTCTATCAAACCATAGAAAAAATTGGAGAACTTACAGGGCTTGGTAGACACAAGCAAGATAAGATAATCAAAGAATTGATTGATTTAAAAATATTGGAACAAAAAAATAAAGGAGTTCCCTGCAAAAGATATTTTAAAGTCAACTATGGAATGATTGAAAATCTAGTTTTCCAAAATCAGCAATCTAGTTTGTCTGAAAACAGCAAACTGGATTGTCAAAAAAAGACAAACTATTCTGCTAAAAATAGTCAAACTAGTTTGTCTGAAAACGGCAACAATAAAGAATATATAATAAATAACTTAAATAAAAAATTAAATCATAAAGAACATAATAAATCATATGAGTGTTCTGAAGATTTAAAAAGAATAAAAGAATGGTTCAAAGAAAATAAAATTGATTTTTCTAAGAAGCATGAAAATAAAATTATTGAGTTATTAAAGATTAACTCTTTGGGATATCTTTTAAAACTCTTCCAAGAACAAATAGATATTTTAAAAAATAAACCAGGAGTAAAAAATATAGCTGCTATTTTCTCTGAACATCTCTTTAAAGGGACTGTTGAAATTAACCTTAAAGAAATTAAAAGGAGAGAAATTGAACAGGAAAATTTAAAAAATGAAGAAAAAAAGGAGAGTGAAAACAATGAAAAATATCTTGAAATTTTTAAAGGACTTTCCCTAGAACAACAAAAAAAGATTGAACTAGATATATTAGAAAAACATAATATTAAACATTTTTCTGAATTAAAAAATAAAAGTGAATTTATATATTATAGATTAATTAGTTCTTTTATTTTTCAAGAGCTTAAAGAAAAAGGTTTAATTTAAAGGAGGTTTATGTCAACAATAAAAATTAATATGCCTTTTGAAAAATGGGTTGAAGTTCAAAAAGAATTTCAAGAAGTTAATGAAATGCTTCCCGATAATGAAAAATTGGACTTTGAAAAATATAAATATTGCTCCAGTTATGGTAGGTTACTCTGTCATTTATATTTAATAAAAACTGGAACAATAAAGACTTTAAAAGAACCTGAATTTTATAACAAAAAAGGAGTGTAATTGAATGAAATTACGTGGAAAATTTTACAGCATTATTACTGGGGGAGTTTATAAAGTTTTAAATATAAACTTTGAAAGTAGAAAAATAACAGGAATAAACAAAAATGAAGAATTAACTTTTGATTTTAATGACGTTATTTGGCTGGAGAGTACAGAAATAAAAGAAGGAAAAAAATTCATCTACACAGATGATTATGTTATCGCAAAAAAAGATAACACTATTATTATGACTGGAGTTGTAAAAAAGAGAGCTGATGGAACATTTGCATTAGTTAATAAAAAATCTGGTCAAGTTATGTCTTTATTACAGTTGCAATTTGAAGAAGCTAAATTAATTAATTTGCAAAATCATAAAATATATTTTGCAAGAAAAAATAATAAAACAAAAGAAAAATAGGAGGAGATTATGGGAGTCGTACTTGTAAAAAACAATAAAGGTGGAGTAGGTAAAAGCTGGATAGCATTACAATTAGCAGCTTATAAAGCCTTTCAAAATGAAAAAGTCTTGCTATTAACATCAGACTCTCAGAATAATGTTTTAAATTATTCTGGAATAAAAATTGAAGATACAAATAAAAAAGGGCTTGAAGATATGCTGGAAGGGAAGAATTATGAATTAACAAAATTAAGACCTAATTTATTTTTCTTGCATCTTCAAGACTATAAGGTAAAAGGAAATCTTGATGAAAAGTTTAAGAAACAGATTAGCATTTTAAAAAAGGAATTTAAACATATTATCATAGATGGTTCTCCAGTTATGAATTTGGATAATGTCTTTGTTGATGTAGCTGAACATATAATTGTTCCAACTTTTTTAGACTCAGTTACAACAAACTCTATTTTAAACTTACTAAAAAAAACGGATATATCTAAAATTAGAGCTGTCATCCCAAATAGAGTAGGAAGAACAAAAATAGAAAAAGATTTTTATACTTTTCTAAAAAATAAATTAACTCGTTCAGGAGTATTCTTATCTATTCCAATTAATCAATCTTCAATAATTTTGAAGCTAATTGAAAATGGTACTTTACTATGGGAAAGAAGGTCTCAAAAATTGGATGAAATAAAAAATGTTTTTGTAAAAGTTTGGAGGGAGATAGAAGATGAATAATGAAAATAATGTAATGAAAGCAGTTGAAGAGGCATTAGCTGGAAGCCAATTAAGAAAGTTTGATTTCGCTAGTTACGAAATTTCTGATGATGACAAAGCAAAAATTGAAGAACAAGAAGTAAAACTTCTTAATAGTTTTAGGAAATACAGAAACAATCTTTTTGATATATGTAGCTCTTTAGCAGAAGTAGCAAAATTATTAAAGCCTTCTGGAAGTTTTATGGCTTGGTATGAGAGTGCAGGATTTACAAAGGATATGGTCTCAGTTTTTTTAAAGCGTTGGGACTTATATCTTTGGCAACCTGATTATAAAGATAAAATATTTAGTTTATCAGATCAAGCAATTAAAATTATATCTAACAATTCTTTAGGTTTGGAAGTTGTAAAGGGAATACTGGAGGCAGATGTTTTAAAGGTTAGAGAAATTAAAAAACTTTTACCTCAACCTAAAAAAGAAGCAAAATCTGAAGTTAAAGTGGAGAAACAAAAATATTTTAATTTCAATAAAATCAAAAAAATGGAAAAAAGAGCTAAGAAGCTAAAAGATGAAGAAAAAATAGAATATAAAAAAGAATTGATTGAATATATCAACAGTCTACAAAAACTTATGGAGGAACTATAACTATGATTGATAAAAAAACCTTAATAGAAAAAGCAGAAGCAACTATTAAATATAATGAATCATTGATTAATGATGATGCAGCTGTTGCTATGTTAGGAATTGCAAGAATTGTTAGTTTAAGAAATGAAGTAGAGGAACTTAAAGTTTTCATAAAGGTTTTAAATAGATTAGTCTAAAAAAGACTTTATCATTTTACACTGCAAATAACTTGCTCGTGTTGATAAAGCCCCGAAACAGTTTTATTTTAACAGAAAGTTATTTGTAGTGTCAATATATTTTAGGAGGAATTAAAATGGAAAATAATTTATTAGTATTGGAACAAATAGCAATGGAATTAGTAAGTAACAGTAATCGTAGATTTTTTGAAAGAGGATTTTACAATTTTTCTATAAAAACGGAAAAAGAAAATAATCCAAATAACATTACTATCAAATTCTTTGGTAGTAAATTCGCAAATGAATACGAATATGGGTATTCTAACAAATTTCATCATGACTATTATTATGATATGAAATTTTGTTTTGCAGAAATAAAATGTCATGTATTTTATGGAAGCAAAGTAGTTATGGATAATTTTAGCTTTGAATTTCCACAATCTAAATATAGTGACTGGAACGAAGAAAAATTTATTAGATATATAAATGCTGTAACAGGATTAAATTTTATAGCATTAGAAGAAATGAAGAGGTTAGTTTGGTGTTTAGCCTTTCTATCAGAAAGAAAAGAAAATTCAAATGAAGATACTGGGGAAAAAGAATTCCTAATAAGAGAATTTAATAATTTTATGGAGTTATCAACTACTGGAGAAAAACACATAGATAATAAAATAGAAACAATAAAAGAATACATTCCTAAGTTAGATTTAAAAGAAGGTAGAGTAAATATAGGCAACCTTACAGACGAAGAAAAAAATAATCTAAGAAACACATTAATAAAATATGTGGAAATCTTGGATAGAGACCACAAAAATGATAATGACGGATTTAAGTTTCTTCAATACATTAAAAATCTATTGGTAATAGATAAAAAACTAAATTCGTAGGAGGAATAATGTTAGAAATAAAAAAAATATGGAAAGATACTTACCTTGTTAATGGTGAGTATCTTACTCAAGATTATAATGAAGCAGTTATTATAGCTAATACTGGGAAAAAAATAAAAGGCTTTACTGTTATGGAAAGTAAGAAAGGTTCTTTTTGGAAATCTTTGAAATCAAAACTTAATTTTCCATTTGTAATTTTAGAAAGTTGGATGTGATTTTATGAAAACAAATAAAAGAGATAAAAGTGGAAGATTAGTTTATACTCCTGAATTATTTAAAAATACTGGAAAACATTGGACTATTAATGAATTAATAGATTTAGTTGGTTATGATCAAACTATGAAAAGAGAGGAATTAGGATTAATGCTAGAAAGAACTCCTGGAACTTGTTCAAGTAAAATATCAAGATTAAAAAAGAATGGAGAATATGAATTTTATTTAAAAAAATTTAATAATAGAGGAAAGTAATATGGATATTTTAAAAATAGCTTTGGCTGCTCTTATGGCAGAGAAAGGTGTCAAGAATGAGGAAAGCAAAGAAAACAGAGAAAAGGGAAATAAAAATAAATGAAAAAAAAGAAATTGAAATAATTAAAAAACCAGCTGATGAAAAACTTCTTGCTACAAAGTTTGCTACGACTCTTTTAAATATCTCAATTGTTTGTCAAAAACATAAAGAGGTTTGGGATAAAGAAATTAAAGAAAATGAAGGCTATATCAAATTTGATAAGTTCATGTTAATTAGTAAAACAAGAGCAGTTGCAGATAAAATATTTAATACTTATTTTGAGTCTGAAGATGAAGGAGAAGATGTTGAAAATAACTTATTTTATAGAGATGTGATTGGAAAACAAACTGAAAAATGTCTCAATGGAATTAGTGAAAAATTGATTTTAACTCTTGATGATATTAAACAAAGGCTTCCAGCTGGTTTCATGGGAACACTTGGTTCATGGGCTAGAATGGTAAAAGATTTAAATACTGCTAAAATGAGAGGAATTGCTAGAAAGATTGGAATTGATGAAAAAGAATTAAATAAATTATTTGATTTATCTAACAAATATATGAATTGGGTATATCAAGATATAGCAATTCCTGAACTTTTATAGGAGGAGCAATGAAAATAAGAGTTAATCAATTTTTTGATAATGTTGATTGTCCTCGTGAGTTTACTTGTGCTCATTGTGGGACAAGAGTGTATGTTACAGATATAAAAGATAAAAGAGTAAAGTACTGTTCTGTTGCTTGTGAAAAACAGTACTGGAGAGAAAAATCAAAACAGGATGCTGCTTATAAGAAAAGAGGCAGAGAAAAAACAATAGGGATGAGAAATTATAGTAAAAAAGAAATGGCTATTAAACTCTATAAAGAGAAAAAAGAAGCAGAAGAGTTTGAGTGGAAAGAAAGAGGTAAAAATGAGTAATGGCTAAAAATAAAACTGAATTATTTAAAGAAGATAGTACAAATTTTGTTTTAAGTGCTTGTAATAATAATTTTACATTAAAAGTTTCTTTAAATGAAATATCAGATGAAATTTTTAAAATGCACAAAAAATATTTCAAAAAAAAGAAGTTTAGAGATAAAGAAATAACACCACTAGTTATATATGCATTAATTAAGAGTGCTAAAGAAAAATTAAAATTTTTATATTATTGGGATCTTGAAGAAATAATTAGAAACTTAATTTTTAAAGCAAAACTTGAAATACAAACAAGGATAGATTTTTTAGATAATTATTTTACAAAAGAAATAAATGAAGTTTATTTTGAAGCTAACCCTGGATTGAAAGAATTTGATAAATTGGTAAGAACTTATTTTGAACTTTCAAGACTAAAAAAATCTGGATTAGATGTTAATAAGTTTTTAGAAGATACAGATAATCAATTATCTTTGTATCCAAAAGATTTTTACTTTAAATCACCGTATTTCTGTGACTTATTGACAGAACTTATTGTTGAAGCAGAAGAAAGAAAGGGAAAAAATGAAAAAAATAGAACTTGTTGATAATAAATTAAATGTTGAATTAAAACCAGGAGATATTATTTTATTAAAGTCTTTATATTTTGGAGAATACAAAACTACTAAATATAAATATATTATGGAATCTAAAACAAGTCCTGGAATGTATTTAATTCAAAGAATAGATGGAGATCAGACATTATCATTACATCTTGGAGTTTCAAAAAATTGGTTTGTTAAAAGAAGTAATGAAACATATCTTATGGAGGTGGAAGATATTGGAAAAGATTATTGAGATATACATGGAATGTGGTGATTTTTATGAATCTGTTAGAAAAAGTGGTTTGCCAATACTGACTGCACATAAGATCTTATTAAGAAGTGGAATTTTAAAAATTCAAGATAAAATCAAATATGGAAGTGAAGCTGGAAAAAAAGGTGGAGAAGCTGAAGAATATTTTCAAAAATTAGTTCCTGAAGCTATTGATGCTAACAAATACTGGAAAAAGAATAATCCAATTTTTGACTTTAATTTCAAAGGACTTAATATTGATGTTAAATATAGTTCTATAACAGTAAGAAGTGAAAAAAATATAAATTGGTGGGTTAGAGCTAAAGGAACACAGGATATAACTGTAGCATTTTTAGAGAGAGAAAAAGGTAAAGCTTTAGATAAACCAAATATTTTACTTATACCACAACAATTTATAACACAAAAATGTATGATATATATTTCAAAAAATGGAGATTATTTTAAAATGTTCCAGGTAAAAGAACAAGATTTGGTAAAAGAATTAGAAGAATATGCAGATTTAAAGAAGAAAAAACTTATTTAAATAGGAGAGGGGATAAAAATGGATAATAAAGAAAACTTTGAAAGAAAAGAAAAAATAAAAGAAAAACTTGAAAAAATTGTAGAAAATCTGACTAAAAAAGCATTTGAAGAAGTTTTACTTGAACAATATTATGAAGTTGCAGAAAAATGTATAAATGAAAAACCTTATAATATTGAAAATCATTTGACTATGATAGGTTTTGCATTTGAAACAAATAAAATCATTTCTCTAATTAAAGATGAAAAAATAAAAGAAAAGTATGATGAAAAAGGTCAAATGATATGGGATAAATGGCAGGAAAAAATTAAGAGTACTGTAAATGGCTTTGATTTAATGCAAGCCATAAATAAAACTATGGAAAAAGAAACTAAAAATTAGGAGGATAAAATGGAAGATAACTTAAACCTTTTTGGATTTGGACAGCTTCCTAAAAAAGAAATAGTTAGAGAAGCTTCAATCAAAAATATAGTAAAAAAAATACAAGATCTGGATCATAAATATAACTATGATGAAATATTCTTTGATTGGGTAAGATGTATGTTTTATACTTATGCAAATACTTGCAATAAAGTAGGTTATTCAGATAGGGAAGAGAAATTTAAAAGAATAGTAGATAAACATGGTAAAGAAGTAATTGAAGTTTTTCTTGAATGTCATGCTGAACTGGTAATGTTATTTGAAAAAGAAATAGATGATTACTTAGGCAAAATATATCATGAATTAGGTATTCACAATAAAATGAAAGGTCAATTTTTTACACCATTTCATCTTTCAAAACTTATGGCAGAAACAAGAGTTAATGAATTAATAAAAGAATTAAATTCAAAAAAAAGAATAAAAATAATTGATGCTGCATGTGGTTCAGGTTGTTTAATGTTAGGAATATTAGCAGTATTAAAAGAAAAAGGAATTAATTATCAAAAAAGAATTTTTATTAATTGTAGTGATTTAGATGAAAATACTATTCAAATGGCTTATGTTCAGTTGACTATTGTTGGAGCTAAAGCAAAATGTGAAAACAAAAATTCTTTAACAGGAGAAATATTTGGAAGATGGGATACATTTAATTATAGTATTAGTGGCAATACAAGTTTAGATTTAGAGGTTGATTATGGAAGATATAAAGAATAGCATTATAAATCAAATAACTTTTGAAATTGATAAAACTAATGATTTTAATTCTGAAGATATAGAAAGAATTAAAAATATTATTATTATCCAGTTAAAAGATTATGATATTGTCTCAAAAAAATATGAAATAGTAGTTTCTGATAGAACAAATGCAGAACTATGGAAAAAATTTTTCCTAACAAAAAAGGCAGAAAATTTAAGTGATAAAACCTTAACATACTATAAAAATGCTCTTGAATTGTTTTCATTATTTGTAAAAAAGTCCTTTTTAAAAGTTACCACAGATGATATTAGACTTTATTTAGCTGTAGAAAGAGAAAAGAATCAGCAGAAAGCTGTTTCAATAGATAATATTAGAAGAATTTTAAATTCATTCTTCTCTTTCCTAAATGAAGAAGAATACATTTCCAATAATCCTGTGAAAAAAATAAAAAAAATTAAAGGTCAAAAAACTGAAAAAACTGCTTTTACACAATTAGAATTAGAAAAACTTAGAATGTCATGTGAAAATTCATTAGAGAAAGCGATATTAGAGATACTTATATCTAGTGCTATTCGTGCTACAGAATTATCAAACATAAAAATTAGAGATATAGATTTTGAAAAAAATGAAGTTAGAGTAGTTAGAAAAGGTAATAAAGAAGGTGTTGCTTTCTTGAGCACAGTAGCAGTTCTTGCAATAAAAAAATATATAAGTGAAAGAGGAAATTTTAATAATCCTTACTTATGGGTTATTGATGGCATTATGTATAGATGTTATAAAAAAGAAAATCTTGGTGGAAAGATTGAGACTAATGGTTTCAATAGGATACTAAAACAAATCGCAACAAGAGCCAAAGTTGAAAATGTACACCCCCATCGTTTCAGAAGAACATTTGCAACAATGGCATTAAAAAAAGGAATGGATGTTGAAGAAATTCAGCAAGTATTAGGACATCAGAATATAAATACTACTATGATTTATGTTAATGTTGATAAATCTGGAGTAAAAGAAAAATATAAAAATATAGTTGGTGGTTAAAATGGAAACAGCAATTGCTTTAAGTAATTATAATTTTTTTAAAGAATATATAAAAAATAACTTCATGAAGAGTCATTTAACATTAAGTAAAATATTAAAAATTGATGAATCAATAGTTAGAAATCTTCAAAATGAATTGTTTAATGAATTATTTAATATTTATGGTATTTATGAAATAGAAAAAGTAGCTCATCATTTAAATCTACCATACAATAAAACTTTTATGGAAAAAATTTTTGAATGTGAAGCTGAAAAAATTATTGAAGAAAAAAGAAATAGAATCTTTGAAAGACAATATATAATTGATAATCTTCAAGAAAAATCTTCAGTATTAGCTAAAAAATTATTTCTTATGTTAAGTGAAGTAAGAGAAATAAAAAGAAATTATTTAAAAGAACTAATAAATTCAAATGTTTCTTTATCATATGAAGAAATAGTTCACAATATAGGTTGTAGTTATTCAAAATTTAAGCAAATATGCACTGAGTGTAAGGTAAAGGTTAGAGGTTTAAAAAGAAAATCAAAAGATAATTTAATTGATTTAGTTGATCTTAAATTAAAAATAAAAGAAGGTTATTCTTTTAGTAAATTGGAAAAATATTTTCAATGTAGTTGTACAAGGATTAAAAGAATTATGAAGGATAATAATTTAGAACTTTTAAATCCTAGAAAAATACTTAAAAATGAAGATAAAGAAAATATAGTTATAGATTATAATAATGGAATTTCAATCCCACAAATAATGGAGAAATATTGTACAAGTGAGAGCAGGATAAGAAAAATTTTAATTGGGAAATGTATTTTTGATAAAAAAAATTATGATTTAAATGATGCTGAAATACAATTTTTAAGGGAAAATGCTCCAAATATGACATTAAAAGAACTATCAATGAAATTAGGAAGAAAAGGAACTACACTAAGAACAATTCTAGGAAATTTAAAAATAAAATATAAAGTTAGAAATTGTAAAGGTGAGTTGTGGGAATGGAAAGGTTTTAATGGATAAAAAATAGGAGGAATTTAAAAATGAAAAATACACTAAATGATTTAAATAACTACTTGTTTGCACAATTAGAAAGATTAGATGAAGAAGATATAAGCGAGGAAAAATTAAATTCTGAAATTATGAGAGCAAAAGCAATAGTTGGAGTAGCTTCTGCTATCATAAGTAATGCTGATGTTGCAATGCAAGCAATGAGAGTAAAAGAAGGAATGGTTAATGAAAATCTTAAACTTCCAAAAATGTTAGAGGATTAAAATGAGAAGAAAATTTAAAACAGAAGAATTTGATTTTTTAAAAAGTTTTAATGGAACTAAAAATAGAAATGAGTTATTAGAATTATTCAATAATAATTTTGAAAAAATAACTTCAACACAGTTAGAGACTTTGCTCCATAGATATAAAATACCTTTTAAAAAATTACCTTCTTATATTTTTAAAAAAGGACACACTCCTTGGAATAAAGGTAAGAAAACAGGAATAAGACCTCCTAATCTTTTCAAAAAAGGAAATGTAACCTGGAATACAAGAGAGCTTTATTCAGAAAGAATTGATAGAGATGGTTATACCTATATAAAACTAATAAATAAAAAGAAATGGAAGTTAAAACATAGATGGATTTGGGAACAAAAATATGGAGAAATTCCAGCAGATCATGTGGTAATTTTTGCTGATGGTAATAAAAAAAATTTTAATATAGAAAATTTAATTTTAGTATCAAGAAAAGAACTAGCCGTTTTAAATAAAAATAAATTATTAAGAGATAATGCTGAGTTAACAAATATTGGAATAGCAATAGCAAAAATAAAAATTGCTATTGCTGATAAAAAAAGAAAAAAAGAGGAGAAAAAATGAAAGAATTTAAAATGAAAGCCTGGCTAAAAAAAGAAAAGAAAATGGTTGCTATTATTGGAATTGATTTAAATTATCAATATATCAGGTACACTGATGATGGAAATCTTTTCAAAGATGATTATAAAATTGCTGAATTTAAAGATATAGAACTTTTACAATTTACTGGAGCAAAAGATAAGGTAGGTCAAGAACTTTATGAAGCAGATGTAATCTTATTTAATGATGGTATAGATGATATTTATGGGTTAATTTCTTATGATGACGATGATGGTACTTATCGTGTTTCTTATGAAAATATTACAGAGCCTCTTTCAGATAGAGAAGGAGATTTTGAAATTGTTGGCAACATTTTTGAAAACCCTGACTTACATGAACAACTAGGATACTGGGTGAGTTAAATATGGAAATTTATATAAAAACTATTATTTGGATTTTGATGGCATATTTTGGGTTAATTGAAATTTTAGCTATTATAGCTTGTTTTTATTTCAAAGATAAAGAATTAAATATCAATCCTAGAAAAGTAACATTTTATATATTTTTTTGCTCTATAGTTCAAATTATTGGATATTTTTTATTAAAAGTAATTTAAGGAGGAAAAATGGAAATCAAAAAGCCTAAAAATTTTAAAGATATATTAAAATTACAAGAACATTTAGATGATAATATTAATAATATTAGAACTAGAACTTTTGAAGATATCAAGATGTCATTAATTGCAGAGTGTGTTGAATTTAATGAGGAGACTATTTTTTCTCATAAAACTTGGAAACCAAAAGAATATCGTAGAGACAAGGAATTAGAAGAACTAACTGATGTCTATTTTTTCTTTGCTCAGTTGATAAATTATCTTGATGATGATAAAAATGAAGCCTTAAAGGAAGCTATTTGTTTTTCTTTTGAAGAAAAATATATTCATACAGATGAACCTGATATTTTAAGATTTATTCATTATGTCTATACTGATAAGTTAGCAATAGCTATGGATGAGCTGATTGCAATTACATATCAATATAATTATACAACAGATAATATTTTAAATTCTTATTGGGTAAAATGGAAAAAAAACATGAGAAGAATAGGTAAAGAATGGAATTAGG